ACTCATGGCAAAGAAAATAGACCCACTACAGATAGTTCAGAACAAAGTTCTGTGTAACTCCGACATGATCGAGTACGCGCTCAATGTTCAAGCTCCGCAAATCTCGGGCTACAGAAAGCGAGGCTTAATAGTTCAGCCTTCTCACGGCACTTACGATCTAATTGAGACGGTTCGTAATGTCTTGGACGCAAACAAGCGTCAATCTACCTCCGAGGAAGGGCATGACTTCCAAGTAGAGAAGGCTCGTCTAACCAAGGCGCAAGCAGACAAAGCTGAAATGGAAGTATCGGAGCTATCTGGCGAGTTGGTTCGTGTAGACGCAGTAGTACAGGAGTGGCAATCGCAGTTGATGGACATGAAGGGGAAGCTACTTTCTATACCGTCAAAGCTCGCCACTCTAGTATCAGATATGGATAACCCAGCCGAGGTACAAGACCTCATTGACGACTACATCAGAGAAGCATTACAAGAGTTAGCTAATTATGCAGGTGACGGGCAACATCAAGCAGAGCCTATTGAAAGCGAGAATAGTCCTAAAGCCACCACCAAAGCTGACAGTAAGCCAGTGGGCAGACCGCGAAAGAAGGCTGGACGCTCAAAGTAGCTCTGAGCCAGGACGGTGGCATACCTCAAGAGCTGAATATCAGCGGGGCATGATGGACGCTTGCTGCGACCCTAAGAACGTAGAGGTCGTGATTATGTCTGCGGCGCAATTAGGCAAGTCTGAGGCTTTGCTTAATATCATTGGCTATCACATAGACAACGACCCTTCTCCTATTCTCATGTTACAGCCTAGCCTAGACATGGCGCAGTCCTTCTCTAAAGACCGAGTTGCTAATGGCTTGCTTGCGTCTACTCCGTGTCTTAAGGACAAGGTGAAGTCGCCTAGATCAAGAGACTCTGGGAATACTACATTGCATAAGATATTCCCTGGCGGTTCTATCACTCTAGTAGGCGCAAACAGCCCATCAGGTCTGGCCTCGCGTCCTATTCGTTTAGTCCTATGTGACGAGGTTGACAGATATCCTACTTCGGCGGGTTCGGAAGGCGACCCTATTCAACTGGCTAGAAAGCGAGCCTCTACCTTTTGGAATAGACGCATAATCATGGTGTCTACTCCTACTAACAAGGGCGCATCGAGGATTGAGGACGCATTTGAGAAGTCTGACCAACGGAAATACTACGTCCCATGTCAGCATTGCGGACACGAGCAGACTCTGAGATGGGCAAATGTCCAATGGACAGACTCCAATCCTGACACAGCGAAGTACCAATGTGAGGAATGCTCTGTATTATGGTCTGACTCTGACCGTAGAAAATCGGTTAAGGAAGGCCACTGGGTCGCCACTGCTGAGTTTAATGGTGTAGCTGGGTTTGCTATATCAGCGTTATACAGCCCGTGGACTCCACTTTCTGAGGGTGTCCGTGACTTCCTGTTAGTTAAGAAGAACCCCGAGCAGCTAAAGGTGTGGACTAATACCTATTTGGGCGAGTCTTGGGAAGATCAGGGTGAAGCGATAGACGAGTTTAACCTGATGGAGCGAGCTGAGGCTTTTGAGCAGAAGATACCTGAAGAAGTCATCTTTCTGACTTGCGGGGTAGACGTACAGGACGACCGACTAGAGTTAAGCGTTATCGGATGGGGCAGAGATGACGAATCGTGGGTGATTGACCATATAATCCTCTACGGCGACCCTTCTACACCTCATCTATGGACATCTCTCGATACTCATCTATTCAAAACATATCCAAGCCATGACGGTAGAGACCTGCCCATAAGGGCTACCTGCATTGACTCAGGTGGTCACTATACAAATGCGGTCTATTCCTACGCTAAGAAGAACGCTGGCAGAAGGGTTTTTGCGATCAAAGGTGTAGGTGGAGAGGGCAGGGCTATTGTCGGAAGACCATCAAAGAACAATATAGGCAAGTGTAATCTCTTCCCTGTCGGTGTAGACACTGCTAAAGATATGCTTTTCGGGCGTTTAAGGGTACAGGATGAAGGCGCAAGCTATATTCACTTCTCCGATCATCTGCCAGAAGAGTATTATAAGCAGCTAACGGCTGAGAAGATCGTGACTAGGTATCACAGGGGCTTCAAGAAGCGTATGTTTCAGAAAACCCGTACTAGGAATGAAGCTCTGGACTGCTTCGTGTATGCTATAGCGGCGTATGCTATACTTGGTATCAATGTCAATGCCTTAGCTGACAAAGTGGGGCGTGAAGTATCGGAGACACCGAAACAGACTCCGCAAAGACCTCCGTTTATACCAAAGACGGGGCGCGGCTTTATCAATTCATGGCGGTAAACTATGTCTAATCTGTTTGACGCAACCAATGCTCCTGAAGGCGAACCGCTAGAGATTGTAGCGGGTGACTTTATCCAGTGGAAGGTGTCTGACCTTGTAGATGATTACCCAACTGACTCTTATACTCTAACCTACACTGCTAGAATCTCTGGCGCTCGTGACGAGTTCCAGATAGTAGCTACAGGTCAATCTAACCATTACCTAGTTACAGCGACTAGCACTGCGTCTGCGTCTTACTCTCCTGGCATTTATCAATGGCAGAAAGAGATAGTTCGTAATTCAGACTCTGCTAGGATTGTCTTGGGTCGTGGTACATTTACGGTTAAAGCTGATCTTGATATACCTGGTAGCGATATTCGCAGTCATGCTCAGATCATGGTCAGTAAGATAGAGAGCGTATTGAGCGGCAAAGCTGACTCAGATGTCTCATCATATTCGATAGCAGGTAGGTCATTGACTAAGATGAGCTTTGCGGAGCTACTCGAAGCTAGAGACTACTACCGAGCTGAAGCAATGCGTGAAAAGGCTGCTGAAGATGCCAAGAACGGCAGAAAGGGCAAGTCTACTATCCAAGTGAGGTTTTAGATGGCGCTCTTTGACGCTTTCCGTAGAAAGACTAAGCCAGAACCCAAAGTCTTCAAACGATCTTACGCTGCTGCTAATCCAGGTCGGTTATTTGCCGATTTTAAGGCATCAGAAAGGTCTGCTGACAGCGAATTAAGTCCCGTACTCAAGACTATACGTTCGAGATCACGCGATTTAGTGCGCAATAATTCATATGCAAAGCGATATATGTCCCTGCTTAAGACCAACGTGATTGGCGGCAAAGGCTTCGGTTTGCAGGTGAAAGCACTTGATTCGGTCGGTAATCTTGATGTGACGGGCAATTCTGCGGTTGAATCTGCGTTTATGCAGTGGGGAAGAACAGGAAATCCCACTGTAGACGGCAAATTGAGCTGGGTTGACGCTCAAAAACTGGCTTTGGAGACTCTTGCGCGTGATGGCGAGGTATTTATCGTCAAACACCGAGGCGCAGCATTCAAAGACTCATTTGCCATAGAATTTATTGAATCTGACCAAGTTGACGAGACAAAGAACGAAAAACTGTCTAACGGCAACGAAATCAGGATGGGTGTTGAGTTAAATAAGTTCAAGAAGCCTATTGCTTATCACTTTAAGACTTATCATCCAGGCGATTACGACTTCACTACGATGTCTGTGTCACCTAAGACCTTAAGAATACCCGCAGAGCGAGTATTGCATATATTTATACCGCTAAGGGCAGGTCAGACTCGCGGAGAGCCTTGGCTATCTCCTGCAATGGCTGGATTAAAGCAATTAGGTGCTTACATTGAGGCAGCATTGGTCGCAGCTCGTGTAGGAGCGAGCAAGATGGGCTTCTTCACTAGCGCAGGTGGTGACGGTTTTGTGCCAGATGACCTAGACAATAACGTCCCTATCATGGACGCAGAGCCAGGTTCATTCCATCAGTTGCCTACTGGCGTTAATTTTCAAGCCTTCGACCCTCAGAACCCTAACAATGAGTTCGAGAGCTTCCATAAGTCAGTGTTAAAGAGCATCGCTTCAGCCCTTGGAGTCAGTTATACGTCTCTGTCTAACGACTTAGAGGCCACTAGCTACTCATCTATTCGTCAGGGCGCACTCGAAGAGCGTGATTTCTACCGTGACACTCAGCAGTTCATGATCGACCATTTTGTCCGACCTATATTCGAGGCTTGGTTAGAATCATCAATGGAAATGAACAACTTCGGCATTCCTCTACGTCAGTACGACAGGTTTGCTGCTGCATCTGAGTTCCGTGGTAAAGGCTGGTCTTGGATTGACCCGCTAAAAGAGATGAACGCATCTGTAGTAGGACTCAAGAACGGTATCTTAAGTATTCAGGATGTAGCGAGCCAGTACGGTAAAGACGCTGAAGAACTGATGTCTCAGATAGCTCGTGACAAGCTACTAGCCGAGCAGTTTGGCATCAAGTACGCATTAGAGCCTTACGCAGCCACTCAGGTTGGTGTAATACCCGACATAACTAGCGACGATGGTGAAAACGATGCCAACGTATAAAGGCGTAGAAATAAACACGAAGCCTAGCGACAGCATGGTATCTAACGCTCGTAAGGGCTTAGAGTGGCGTGAAGAGTACGGTCGCGGTGGTACTGAGGTAGGTGTCGCTCGCGCTAGAGATATTGTGAATCGTGTTAATCTCAGCATTGACACGGTAAAGCGCATGAAGTCTTACTTTGCTCGTCACGAGGTTGATAAGCAAGCAGAGGGCTTCTCTAGCGGCGAAGAAGGTTTTCCTAGTGCTGGACGTATAGCGTGGGAGTTATGGGGCGGCGATTCTGGAAAGTCATTTGCAGACCGTATTGTTGCTAGACTTGAGTCAATAGATGAGCGATCTGAAGAATTGGAGTGTGTTAGAATGGACACTGAAAATAACCCTGCATCTGAGGAGCGGGATATGAGCGAAGAAATCGAAGCTACTGTAGAAGAAGTAGCGGTTGTCGCAGAAGAGCGGCAAGAAGAGGTCGTTGAAGCGGTCGCAGAACAAACTGAAGAGCGCAAAGCGTCAGTAGAAGTCGTTCATCGAGCGATGGCTGTTGAGGCAGACCCAATTAACGAAGAGTCTCGCACTGTACGCATTGCTATCTCTTCAGAAGAGCCTGTTGCTAGGTCATTCGGCAACGAGGTGTTAGAACATAGTGCGGAGGCGATTGATCTTTCATTCCTCGCCTCTGGACGAGCGCCACTGCTGCTAGATCATGACCCTGAGAAGCAGATAGGCGTAATAGAATCGGTGGAACTCGACGGCTCGGCTCGTAGACTACGGGCGACGGTACGCTTTGGAAAAGGCGCACTTGCTAGTGAGGCTTTCACAGATGTAGTTGATGGAATACGCGCTAATATCAGTGTTGGTTATTCGATCAGCAAGATGCAAAAAGACTCTAGGAACAGCGAAACGTATATCGCTAAGTCTTGGAGACCTATGGAAGCAAGCCTGGTATCAATTCCCGCTGATGTGACAGTTGGCGTGGGTAGGTCTAGCGAGCAGCCAAAAAAACCCGAAATCGTAACTTATGTAGAGGACATTACTATGTCAGAAGTTGATATCGCGGCAGTAGAGGCTTCAGCCCGTCAGTCTGCCCAAAAGAATGCAAGCCAAATCCTTGAGCTTGGCAAGCGCCACAATCAAGCTGATCTAGCTGAGAAAGCTATTGCATCAGGTACATCAATCGAAGAGTTCCGTGGTCAGGTTCTTGAGGCGGTCGGTAGCGAACGTGCTCTTGAGTCACAAGACATCGGCATGACCAAGAAAGAAATTCAACGTTTCTCAATGGTTCGCGCTATCCACGCACTTGCTAACCCAACTGATCGTCGCGCTCAAGAAGCTGCTGCGTTCGAGTTCGAGGCATCACGCGCTGCATCTGAGGCTTATGGTCGTTCAGCTCAGGGCATTATGCTTCCTGCTGAAGTTATGAAGAACTGGAAACGTGACCTGAACTCTTCTGACGATGCAGCGATCTTCGGTGATGATTTCCGTGGTGGTGACTTCATTGATGTACTGCGTAACGCTTCAAGCGTAATGCAAGCTGGCGCAACTATGCTGTCTGGTCTTTCTGGCGATGTCAAAATCCCCAAGAAGACTGCTGCTGCAACTGCTGCTTGGATTGCTACTGAAGGTGGCGCGGCTGCTGAAAGCGAAATGACTGTCGGTCAGGTGTCAATGACTCCTAAGACTCTTGGTGCGTTTACTGACGTTACTCGTCAGCTACTTATCCAAAGCTCTTTGGACGTTGAGGCTCTTATCCGTAACGACCTCACATCGGCTATGGCTCTTACTATTGATAAGGCTGGCTTGGAAGGTGCTGGTACAAGCGGAGCGCCTACAGGTATTCTTAGCACTTCTGGTGTTAATACTGTTACTTCATTCGCTAACCCTAACCCAACTTTTGCTGAAGTGGTTACATTAGAGACTGCGATAGCTGAAGACAACGCTCTGATGGGTAACCTGTCTTACATTCTCCCTGCGGGTATGTACGGCGCACTCAAGACTACTGAGAAAGCCTCTGGCACAGCTCAGTTCGTTGTTGAGCCAGGTGGCACTATGAACGGCTACCGCGCAATCGTTTCTAACCAAGCGACTGCTGGTAACCTCTATTTCGGTAACTTCTCTGACCTCCTGATCGGTATGTTCGGTGGCCTAGACATCGTAGTAGACCCATACACTGCATCAACTACTGGTACTATCCGTGTAGTTGCCTTGCAGAGTGTAGACGTAGCAGTACGTCATGCTGTTAGCTTCGCATTCGGTAACGACGGAGCGTAAGTAAGTCTGGATGGGGGCGGGTTTAGGCTCGCCCCTTTTCCATTGGAGGCTTTATGAAGTATGAAGTATTAAAGAACTGCGTAATCGACCGAGTAGCTCGGCAAAAAGGTGACGTAGTAGAAGTAGTAGAAGATGTAAATGGGCTATTAGGCATGGGGCGTATAATCCCTGCCCGTGAGCCAGAAATTAAGGTTGATCGATCAGTAGGTTTAGAGACTTCTGTTGAGCAACCAAAGCGCCGAGGACGAGTCGCTAAGTGACAGTAGAAACCGCAGCAGACAGAGCCTTAATGCTTGCAGACTTTGGCGTTGATGCCATATTTGACCCTGCTAGTAGCTCACACAGGACAGTTCGTGGTGTATTTGATAACGACTATGAATCTGTTAATGCTGGCGGAACTATGGACTTTGCAATAACCAGACCTCGGTTTTACTGTCGCTCTGCTGATGTTTTAGACGTTACTGAGGGCGACGACTTAGAAGTTGGCGATGTAGCCTATAAGATTCGAGTTATCATGCCTGATGGCACTGGGATGACCGAAATGATGCTGGAGAAGCAGTGAGCCACGTTCGTAAGTCTATTCGGGACAACATAGTCACCACACTTACTGGGCTGACGACCACTGGCAGCAATGTCTATAGGTCTAGGGTCTATCCTCTGGCGGCTAACAAACTGCCAGGACTGACGGTATACACGAAGTCAGAAGAGATAGACTACGCAACAAACGTGAGACCTAGAACGCTACTCAGGCAATTAAATGTTATAATTGAGGCTTATGTTCAAGCGCTATCTGACTACGATTCTCAGATTGACGCTATAGCTGTTGAGATTGAAGAAGCCTTATACACTGATCTGACCCGAGGTGGCTTTGCTAAAGACACAAAGGTTACAGCGTTTGAAGCGGAATACAGTGGAGATGGTGACATCCCAGTTGCTTCTGCTACATTTACGGTTCAGGTATTATACTCTACGCAAGAATCTGACGCAGAGACTGCGAGGTAGTTATGAGCAATCGAGTTAAAGTATTTCAAGGCGGTGAAGAAATCACAGTCTGGAAAGATCAGGTAGAATCATTGAAGAAGAAGGGTTGGCTAGAAGAAAAGCCAGCAGCGCCTAAGAAGGCAAAGAAGATAGAAATTGTTGAATTAACTGAAGAGGACGAGGTTTAGCATGGCTACTCATACTGGTAACGAAGGTACAATTAAGGTTGGGTCGAACGCGATTGCTGAAGTTCGTTCATACTCAATCGAAGAAACTGGTGACACGGTAGAAGATACCGTAATGGGCGATACTTATCGCACTCACAAGCCTAGCCTTAAGAGCTGGACTGCAAGCGCAGATGTCTACATTGACGAGACTGATGCAACAGGTCAGGGCGCTTTGACTGTAGGTTCTGAGGTGACTTTGAACGTCTACTACGAAGGCGAGACTTCTGGCGATTCGTATAAGACAGGTTCAGCGATTGTCACGGCTAACAACCTAAGCGCGAGCTTCGACGGTATGCTTGAAGGCTCTATCAGCCTACAGGGTACAGGCGCACTGACTAGCACTACGGTAGCTTAATATGAGCGTATTGGATAAGGCTAAAAAGCACTACACCAATATAATCAATCAAGAGCCGATCAAGGTAGAAGTCCCCGAGTGGGACTCTACTTTGTATGCCAAGCCATCTATCTCTCTAGCCAAGCTAGGCGAGATCATGGAACTGAGCAACGCTGGCAAAAGCGCCGAAGCGATGGCTCTAACCCTGATCTATCGTCTAATTGACGAAGAAGGCAATCCTGTATTCAGGAAGGCCGAGAAGAATGAGCTTTTGCGATCAGTAGACCCTGACGTTCTATCTCGTATTATCACAACTATTAGTGATAACACTCCAAGCGATGAGGACGTAGCAAAAAACTAACGAGCGATGGCGACCTACGATTCTGTTATTTCCTAGCTGAGACTCTACATAAGACAGTCTCGGAGATAATGCAGATGGAAGTCATCGAGTTCAAAGGCTGGATAACTTATTTCGAGATGAAGAATGGCAAATCAAAACGTTAAAATTACCATCTCGGCATTTGATAAGACCCAGCAAGCCTTTAACAAGGTTCGCAACAATCTTAATAAAGTCTCTTCTGCAAGTGTCAATATGGCAAAAGGCATCGCTACTGCTGCGGCAGGGGCGACTGCTGCTATTGGCGCTATGGGCTTTGCTTTATCTAAGCAAGTTGAGAAGGTAGATAATGTAGCCAAGACAGCTAGAAAGCTCGGCACTACTGTTGCCACATTGCAGGAGCTTCAATACGCAGCCGAGATAACTGGCGTATCTACTACCACTATGGACATGGCGATGCAGCGTTTGACTCGTCGTGTCTCTGAAGCTGCTAGTGGGTTTGGCGAGGCTAAAGGCGCGCTTCAAGAGCTAGGTATTAATGCAGCCAAGCTAGAGAAGATGCCGCTAGATCAGCAGATGGAAGTCTTAGCTGACTCCTTTCAAGACGTAGAAAGCGAAGCAGACAAAGTACGTCTAGCCATGAAGCTCTTTGACTCTGAGGGTGTTGCTTTGGTTAATACCTTAGCAATAGGCTCGGAAGGTCTTAGAGAGATGGCTAAAGAAGCCAAAGAGCTAGGGATTATCCTTACAGATATTGAAGCCAAGCGTTTCGAGGACATGAATGACGAAATAACTCGCATGAAGTTTTCGGGTTCGGCTGCGGCTACGGTCTTTACTTCTGAATTATTGCCAGTGATTGAGGGAATCTTTACAGGATTTTCAAATGCAGGGTATGGCGCAACCACTTTTCAAAATGCAGCTATTACATCAGCCCACGCTGTCATTAAAGTTTTAGGGTTCTTTCTTGATACCCTTCGCGGACTAGACGTTGCTTACCACATATTAAAAGCGACTGCTTTGACAGTGGCAGACGTTATTGTTAGCTCTCTTAATGGAGCTATGCAGTCATTCATTGAGACTTATAACTCTATAGCTAATGTAATAGGTCTTGAGCCAATTAATAATCCTTTAGCTGACTTTGCTACAGATATGAAAGTAGCAGCAGCCGAGGCTCGTATTGAGTTTAGAAAACTTCGTGATGAGCCTTTGCCTTCAGATAAGATACAAGAATATCTTGATAACTATGAGTCTGCTGGCGGGACTATTATAGGTATTAACGAAGGTATAACTAGAAGCGTTAAGAAATTAACATTCTTTGAGCAAATGCGAGCTTTTGGACAGAAGCAACAAGCCAAGCTGCAAGAGACTCAGAGCGTAGAAATTGTTAATGCCTTCGCCAAGCAGACATCAGAACTAGCCAAGTATTCCAAGAAAGGCTTTCAGATAGATAAGGGCGTAAAGATTGCTCAAGCCTTGATGAATACTTACCAAGGCGCGACACTAGCCTTGGCGACTTACCCAGGTCCAATTGGTATTGCTTTAGCAGCGACTACGGTAGCGGCTGGTATGGCTCAAGTAGCTAATATCAAAGCTCAGAAGTTCCAAGGCTCATTTGAGGGCGGTGGATTTACAGGCATGGGGTCTCGCACTGGCGGTATAGACGGCAAGGGTGGTTTCCCTGCTATCCTTCACCCAAATGAGACTGTTATTGACCATACTAAGGGTCAGGGCGCACCGATGACTGTAAACGTCAATATCACAGCCAATGATACTAAAGGCTTTGATGAGTTGTTGTACAAGCGCCGAGGTCAGTTGGTAAACATCATTAACCAAGCGATTAACAATCGTGGTCGAGCGTCACTAGCATGAGCGGAACATACCCAACAAGCCCAGTATTTACCTCGATGAACTTCCGCAGCGAGTTCTTTAACCTGTCATCTGAAACTATCTCAGGGCGTATGCAGGTCAGGAATATAGGTGGTCAGCGATTCGGCTTCTCGGCTGTCTATCCTCCTATGACTAGGAGTGAGTTTGCCCCAGTGATTGGCTTTGTCATGGCTCAGAGAGGAATGGCAGAAACCTTTACTATCGTCTTACCAGAGATTTCTAGCGCCAACGGGACTATCTCAGGCACGATGCTATCAAGCGCGGCTGGCAGTATAGGTGACACATCAATCGCTGTAGACGGCTTCACAGGAACTCTGAACGTGGGTGATGTGTTCAAGTTCGCTAATCATAACAAAGTTTACTGGGCTACGGCTGATCGAGCAGGAGCGGGTACACTCAGTTTCCAACCAGCTCTAGTCTCTGCGGTGTCTGACAATGAGGTCATCACATACGATGACGTACCATTTACAGTACGCTTGGCTAATGACATACAAGAGTTTTCCATTGCTACTGACCTTCATTCTTCGTATGAAGTAGACTTCATTGAGGCTATATGACTCGTCAAATAAATGCGTCTACCATTGCGGCGTTGTCAGGCGACAACCTCAACATGGCTACGCTTGTACAGATAGACTTCGATACGCCTATCAAGGTGACCAACTGGGCTAGGAACGTCTCAGCCCTTAGCACAACTTTTCTAAGCAGCTCTGACCTACTAGAGATTGACCAAATATCAGAAACCTCTGAGCTGCAGATCAACTCGCTGAACCTTACCTTCTCTGGAGTTAGTCAGACCTTTGTTTCTCTATTCCTTACCAATAACTACATCGATGTTAGGACTAGAATCTGGACTGCTGTATTAAGCAATGCAGATATCGTAATAGGCGAACCGATACTGATATTCGATGGTAGAATTACAGGCTACGGTATTTCTGACACAGACGATACAAGCACGGTCGCAGTTGAGGTAGCTAGTCACTGGAAGGACTTTGACAAGACTAACGGTCGGAAGACTAATAGTAATACTCAGCAGCTCTACTTTGCAGGTGATAAAGGTTTCGACTTTGCCGCAGACACGGTCAAAGACATAAAGTGGGGTAAGAGTTAATGCCTGGTTTTTTAGCGTTAATACCTTGGATTATAGGCGGTCTTACTGCGGCTACTGCTGTAGCATCTTACACAGCAGCTAAGAAGGCTCAAAAGGCAGCTAAACGGCCTAATGACGAGCAGCGCGGCGTTCTTCTAAACAAAGAGTCCAACGTCGAGCAAATACCTGTAATCTACGGCGAGCGCAGGGTTGGCGGTGTTCGTGTGTTCGTTTCCACTGACGGCACATACAAAACTGTAGGTGGAACAACTAACTGGTATTCTGGCTACCATCCAGATACTGAAGTCTACGATGACGTTACTGGCACTCCAACAAATGAATACCTATATGTTGCGCTAGTCCTTGCAGAAGGCGAAGTAGAAAGCATCACAGATATTTACGTTGATGACATTCCTATCACTGACGCTAAATATACTGGGCTAATTAATTACAACATCTACCTTGGTACAGATGACCAAACTATGCCTGACTCGCATTACTTGCGTGAGGCTAATGAGTTCTGGACGGCTGACCATAGGCTTCGCGGTGTAGCGTTTATTGGTTTGCGGTTTAAGTGGGATGAAGAGGCTTTCTCTGGTATTCCAGATGTTACTGCTCTAGTTAAAGGCAGAAAGGTCTATGACCCGCGCACAGAAACTACGGCTTGGTCTGATAACCCTGCCCTAGCTATCCGTGACTACCTAACTAATACGAGATACGGAAAAGGCATACCACTTAGCGCGATAGACGATACAGCTATTATCGCTGCGGCTAATGACTGCGATGAGTCGGTTACTGAGTATGCAGGTGGAACTACTGGTAAGCTGTTTACCTGTAATGCTGTTTTAGATACTTCTAAGACCTTGTTCGACAACCTAAACATCCTACTTTTAGGCTGTCGTGGCTTCCTGCCCTACTCTCAGGGTCAGTACAGATTAAAAATCGACGGTTCTAGTGCTAGTCAGTTTACCTTCACCAAAGACGAGATTATTGGCGGCATAGTAATCACAGGTGAGAGTAAAGACGAGAAACTCAACCGTGTCTCTGTTAAATTCCCTAATCCAGACGCTAACTGGCAACCTGATACAGCGATATGGCCTCCTGCTGGGTCTTCGGAAGAGACTGCTTTCCTCGCTGCTGATGGTGGGGTACTGCTACAGGAAGACATAGACCTAGACACCATCACGAGTTACTACCAAGCCAGAGACCTAGCTAGGGTCTTAGTCCTGCGGTCTAGGAACGCGCTTACCTGCTCGATCAAGACTACCTCTGAGGCTTTACAGCTAGAGATAGCCGATGTAGTTAGTATCACTCATCCAACGCCAGGTTGGACTGCTAAACCTTTCCAAGTCACTCAAATGCAGTTGAACGAGGACGGTACGGTCAGTCTGAACCTGCTTGAGTACGACTCCACAATCTACACATGGGAAGAAGGCACTGAGCAGACTGCGTACCCAGATACAAATCTGCCTGACCCATTCACAGTCGCTGCTGTATCTAACATCACGATCACAGAGACCACTACGCTAGGTTCTGATGGCACTGTAATACCTACTGGTCTGATTGAGTGGGACTCGTCCTACGATAATCTAGTGAACCAGTACGAGATACAGTACAAGCTGACCTCTGAGGCTGATACAGAGTTTAAGAGCATCTTTACCAGTGTTCCTAAGTACGAGTTCTACAATGCCGAAGTAGGCATAAGTGTTACGATTCGTATCAGGGCGATAAATTCACTCAACGTGAAGGGCGCGTTTACTACTGCTACGTTTACCGTAAATGGCGATCAGACCGCTCCTAATGCTCCAACAGGGCTTTCAGCGACATTTGGCATTAAGAATATACGGCTAGATTGGACTAACCCTTCAGCAAGCGATTTGAAGGTAATAGACGTATACAGACACACATCGAACAGCTCTGGGTCGGCAAGCAAGATTGCTAGTATTGATGGTGAATCTTTTGTAGATCAGAACATCACAGAAGATATTACTTATTACTACTGGCTGAAAGCTAGAGACTATTCTGATAATACATCTGGCTTTTCTGGCGTAGCATCAGCCGCAGCTACCTTAGTTACCTCTGATGGCATTGTCGAAGGCGCAATTGACGTTGCTAAGTTTGCGCTTGGTATAGAGCCTGTCACTATTGTTAGCAGTGTTCCTGGCTCGAAAAGTACAGAGACAATCTTTAACACTAGTGATGGCAAGTTATACCGTTGGAATGGATCATTTTATATTGCAACTGTTTCTACTTCTGATCTGTCTGGATCAATTACGACTACACAGATAAGTAATGATGCGATTACAACGCCAAAGATTGCTGCGAATGCGGTAACAGCATCAGAAATAGCTTCAAACACTATTACTGCTAATCAGATTGCATCTAACACGATTACCGCAGGTCAGATAGCTGCGGGAGCAATAACAGCTACAGAACTTGCTGCCGACTCTGTTTCAGTCGCCAAACTAGTCTCTAATACATCTAAGTCTTACGGTAATTTTCAGTTTGAATTTGGTACTAGTACCAGTGTTGCTGGATTTACTGGCGCAGGTATATTGCGAGGCGCTCAAGCCAATGCTTTTGGTGTAGCGGGTCTTGGCAATGGCGACCCATGTGTAGCTGTCGCGGGTCAGCAGTCTTACAATGGCGCTGATTCTTATGGGGCGTACTTTGCTAACTCTTTATTCCTTGGCGGGACAACTCATAGATCGCAAGCGGGTTTATGTAATAACACTCGAGCAGGTATATTTGCTGCTGGAAGCAGACAGGTAGAATTGGCTAATAGTACCTATGCTGTTGCGACTGTAGGGAATATGTACGTCAATGGTAATATCACTGCAACAGGAACGATTACTCCTTTCACTGGAATGCATGATGGCCTTGTAGATGATTCCGTCTCTCCTGATATTGGTGACATCATGATTGACACAGAGGTTCTGATTAGGCGCGATGTATCAAATACGCTATGCGCTATGGCTATTAGTAGTCAACAGAATCAGTCTGCTATCGGAATCTACTCAGAAGAGATGTCTGATAGTTATGTACCTGTGTCAGCTAGAATACCTGATTCTAATGAGCCTATAGATACTTTTGAAAGCATTTCTGGTGATGGCTCTATAGCCAGAGATTCGCAGTATGATGATGTATTTGTCGGTCGTAAGCCAATAATCGTCAACTCACTTGGCGAGGGACAAATTAATGTCTGTGGCGAAGGGGGCGATATTCAGTCAGGAGATTTGATTGTAACTAGCTCAATGCCAGGAAAAGGCATGAAACAAGGAGATGATATAATACGATCATATACCGTGGCTAAAGCTCGTGAGGGCGCTACATTCTCAGCAGGTGAGGTCAAACAGATCGCCTGTATCTACCTATGTGGATGATTTATGGACACTTTATATCTAGTACAAGGCGATAATGGCTCTCAGGTTAAGGTTGAAATAACCAGAGATGACACTGGATTGCCTGTTAATTTAACTGGAGCTACTCCGACTTTAAAGTTCAAGAAGAAGAATACAGGCAATGTATTGAGCGAGATTAACTCGTCTACTATCTCTTCTGCAGACTTAGAGGCGGGTATTGCTGTATTCCAATTCAATACCTCAGCTTTGGATATTACCGCAGGGGATTATGTTGGAGAGGTACAGATAACCTTTGATGACGGCACTGTTGAGACCGTATACGAAGAGCTACCCTTCACTATTAGAGAAGACTATTAATGGCTAAAATGTCCATCAGCAAAGCCTTTTCTAAAAGGCTACGCATAGAAGCGGCTTCGCGTAGGCTGAGGATTATTGCTGAGGTGGTTTTAGGCACGTTTATCGGTGATAGTGAGATATTTACTGATACTGCCTCGATTAGCGATATATTTGCGGCTTTGCTTGGCAAGCTGTTTTCTGACGCTGTTGGAACTACTGACCAGGCTATTCTGGCTATACAGAAAGGCGCTCAAGATTCTGTACAGATCAGTGAAACTACTGCTTTTGGTGTGAGCAAACCTTTTGCAGATGCTTACACTGCCTCTGATATTGCTTCAGTTGGAGCTGAAAAGGTAGCAAGTGATGCCTTCTCAATGACTGACGCTCAAATAGCAAGCATAGGCAAAAACCCACAAGACACTCTTCTTCTATCCGAATCACAGTCTTTTGCAGTATCTAAGGCTGTGTCAGACGTTGCTATTACTGTTGAGGTATTGGGAGTCACACTCTCTAAGACGTTTACAGATAGCGTGTCTATGACTGATAGCCTTTCATCGTTGCTACTTACAATAGAAGAAGCATTTGATTCTGGCTCGGTAACAGATACTAATACTCTGACGTTTGGTAAACAGCCGATAGATACGACGATTACCTCTGATAGTCAGGTCTTCGCTATATCTAAAGGTCTAGCTGATACCGTCTATGTCACTGATGATATCGGCGCTGAAGCCACAATAGATGACGATCAGACCCTGCAATTCCAGAAGCGTGTGATTAACTTCGCTTCTATTACAGATGCCGTAACGCTGACTGCTGAATATGACCGTAGCTTTAGTGATTCAGCCGCTATGACAGATAGTATTGTCGTAGAAGCAGCATATTCAAGACCTCAATCTGACTCAGCTTCTGTATCAGATAATGTGTCTATCACTGCTGAATATGCTCGAAGCGTCTCTGATGCGGCCTCAACTCAGGACAATCAGGCTTCATTGGTAGGTAAAGTCGAATCTGATATACTTGGGATAGCTGATTCTGGCGTTTTGCTAAGTCAGGACTATGTAGATAACAACCTGTATTTCGCTGACGATTATGTCGGTGAAAAACGTACTTTTTAAGGATAACACTATGATTAACAGCGAAATTAAAGCTACAGGTCGTCTTTCGGTAGTTCTGAAAGATACTGACGGCAACATCAAAGAAGAGCGCGACATTAACAACCTGGTAGTAACATCAGGTCTTGGGTATATCGCTTCACGCATGAAGGACGCTACAGCGACTGCTATGTCTCATATGGCTATCGGCACTGGCACTACTGCGGCTGCTGCGGGAGATACTACTCTCGGCACTGAGCTAGACCGTAACGCGCTAACGTCTACTACTGTTACAAGCAACCAGATTGAATATGTTGCTTCATGGTCAGCAGGAGATGGTACTGGTGCGATAACTGAAGCAGGTATATTCAATGCTGCGTCTGCTGGCGATATGCTGGCTCGTACAGTGTTTGACGTAGTAAACAAGGCTGCTAACGATACTCTTAGCATCACTTGGACTATTACACTGTCAGCATCTTAATATTTGAAATGAGGCGAGTATGGCTACAATTACCACGAGGGCGGGTAAAGGCTCGCCTCTAACAAATACCGAGGTTGATGCGAATTTCACCAACCTCAATGCTGACAAGTTAGAATCTACAGACCTATCCGTTTCCACTGGCGCTGCTAGTGGAGGCGGTACGCTGTCTTACTCGGCTGGGGTATTTACCTTCGCTCCTGCCGATGTATCTACCTATATCACAGACCTCAGTTCATTCACTACCACTGATCTAGCAGAGGGGACTAACCTCTACTATACAAACGAGCGCGTGGACGATAGGGTTAATACTCTTATCCAAGCTGGTCTTGGTATCACTACATCATACGACGACATCAATAACGAACTGACCATCGAGTCAGACACTATTGAAGAACTCTGCAAGAACGCTACTGCATCTACTATCCTCAAAGGCACTCCTGTTTATCAGACAGGTACTGCTGGAAATGCGATGGAGATAGCGCCAGCGGACGCTTCAGACTCAGCTAAGATGCCAGCGGTAGGCGTGTTAGGCGAAGACCTGACTGCGGGTTCTGAAGGTAGTCTGATATTGATGGGACGCATCTCTGGTGTAGACACCAGCGCGTTCAGCGAAGGCGATGTCATCTATGTAGCTTCTGGCGGTGGTTACACGGACACAAGACCTACTGGTCAATCTGTATTAGTACAGAATCTCGGACGAGTCACTAAGGTCGATGCTAGTAATGGCGGCGGTGTAGTCATGGGCGCAGGGCGCTCTAACGATGTGCCTAACCTTACTGACGGTTATGTGTTCATCGGTAACGCAAGTAATACCTATGATAAGAGGGCTTTGCTTGCTTCAGACATTAGCGATCTTACTGCTACAGCTACAGAGCTGAACTATGTAGATGGCGTTACAAGCGCAATACAGACTCAGCTAAACGCTAAAGCCCCACTAGCCTCCCCAACCTTCACAGGAACAGTGACTATTCCTGACGCTACTGTTACTGGCAATATTTCCTTTGGCGATAACGACAAGGCTATCTTTGGTGCGGGTAATGATCTACAGATTTATCATACAGGTACTGCAAGTGTTATCGCAGACAACGGAACGGGTAGTCTATTTATTCAAGGCGAAAACCAAATTGTTCTTGGAAATCTAGGAAATATAGAATCGTATGCAGCATTTAATACTAACGGAGCAGTCACTCTTTACTACGACAACTCATTAAAACTCGCCACAACCGCCACAGGCATAGACGTAACAGGCACAGTTCAGTCCGACAGCCTAGCCAATGGCAGCGGTGTTGGTAAGATCAGCTATGACTCTAGCACCTTCTTTTCGGGCGCTTTTTCGGACGAAGTAACTGCCTTGGGTAATACTGGAACAGCGGTAACCATTGACTGCGATGACGGTAACGTGTTTACTGCTACCCTTACAGGTAATTGTACCTTTACACTAGCTTCCGCTAATAGCACTTCTAACAGAGCTACATCTTTTACTTTGATTCTGACGAATGATGCTACAGCGTCAAGAACAGTAATTTTATCAGGCGGGACGTTTAAATATCCCGGTGGTACAATCAGCCGAACCACAGACGCTAATGCAACAGATATTTGGTTTTTCTTTTCGCCAGATGGCGGGACAACTTGGTATGTAACACTACCAGCCAAAAACCTAACTACTTAATATAATCAGGAGATTATAAAATGCCATTTCCAGTACAATTGCCTGAAGAACTTAAAACTCAGCTAGATTACCAATTAGCTCTAGATGAATCTCGTAAGCAACAACAAATCGCTATTCAGCATAATAACGCAAAACTTGAAGCATTGCGTATGGCTAAAGAGATCGTGATGGAAAACCATCGCACTCTTCCTGTTGAAAAAGCTATTACTGCTGGAGATATAACTTCTATGGCATCTGAATTACAAGGATTTGTAACTTCTTAATATGGAAGTCTACGCTTATTTTTCGTCACCTATATATCGAGAAGAACGTCCTGAATGGGTGGATGAAACTTTAAAGCATACTCAAAAGTATTATGACCAGATACAACCTTGCTTGGTTAAACAAACTGGTCATATGGCAAATGACCCTGCTCTTGTCTATTTAGCATCTTATTTTAGAGATAAAGGTGTTAGTATTTTAAGAGATCAGGGTTATTTAACAGATGAGTACGAGTTTTATGTTTCAGGAATGTGGGGACAAGAGTTTGCGTGTACAGGTAGCAACATAATGCATATTCACGGAGACAGCCAGATATCTGGGTTTTACTTTCTTGAAGTCCCAGAAGCAGGTTCTTATCCTATATTTGACGACCCTAGACCTGGTAAGCGTATGGCAGACTTGTGGGCAGCGCCTAGTGATAAAGTTGAAATGGCTACCCCTCAGATACACTTTAACAACGTACAAGCGGGAACTATGATGCTTTTTAACTCATGGTTACCTCATATGATTACACCAAACCAATCTAATAATTCGACAAAATTTATACATTTTATTTTGTCACAAAGAAAAAGGTTTATTTAATGCAACATCTTCTGACTCCATATTCTAAGAAGATAAATCCATTTGCGTGGTGGGAAGGGGCATTTACAGAAGATCAGATAAATTGGCTACAGCAACGCGCAAAAGAAGCTACTTCTCCAGCTAAAATAGGTGGAGGAGGGAGCGGAGCAATAGATAATAATATACGTCGGTCTGAATTAAACTGGCTACCAAAAAATGAAAACACAGGCTGGGTTTTTGAAACTATTGCTCATGTTGTTTCTAGTTTGAATGCAGATTATTTTGGTTTTGATTTAACAGGCTTTTCAGAACATTTACAGCTTACTAACTACCATGAAGAAAGAAAAGGTATGTACGGTTGGCATCAAGATTTTGGCGCAGCGGGGAATAGTAGAAAATTATCTTTAGTGTTGCAGTTGTCTGACCCTAAAGAATACGAGGGTGGTCAATTGCAGTTATTAACTGGGGCAGAACCAATCAATATTCCAAAGAAAAAAGGACTTATTGTTGCTTTCCCTTCTTGGACAGTCCATCAAGTGACTCCTGTTGTCAAGGGGACAAGGCAAACTTTAGTAACTTGGATTTCGGGGCCATCATTTAAATGAAATCAGAATATAAAGATTTTATCGGAGTTTTTAGTGAGGTTTACCCAGAAGGGTTTTGCGATCATCTAATTGATGAGTTTGATCGACACAGGAATTTAGGCGCTGGGTCAGATAGACAGCAAAGCGAAGGAGCTGCTAAACACAATAAAAACGACTATCAAATTTGTTCTAATGGTAAGAATTTAAATTTTGAGCCGTTTAACGACCACAGTACGGTAGATTTCTTTTTTAGAGGGTTGCAAAACTGTTTTGAAGAATACACAAAAGAGTTTTCTACGCTAAAGTCTATAGAAATTAATTGCAACAATATGAAAATGCAAAAGACTTCTTCTGGTGGTGGTTATCATGTTTGGCATGGAGAGCAAGGTAACGGAGATCAAGCAAGGCGAGGTCTTGTGTATATGCTTTACCTAAACACTTTGCCAGAAGACGCTAACGGAGAAACTGAGTTTTTATACCAACAAAGACGCATAAATCCTGTAAAAAACACTATGGTTATTTGGCCCTCAGCTTTTACACACGCGCACAGAGGTAATCCTGTATATGGGGATAACAGCAAGTACATAGTCACAGGTTGGTTCTATCATGAGTAATTTGGATAAAGCGGGTTACTTAAAAGTAAAAAGCCTAATAGATGAAACTACAATTAAAACTATTTCTGAGTATTTTGAAAACAAAATCAACAGAGGAGAGTGGGAGCAACAAGACATAGCTTCTCATGATAGCAGCAAATTTGGTTATTATGCTGACCCTCTTGTAGAAGTCTTGTTGAAATCTTGCCTCTCAGTAGTAGAAAAAGAAACAGGATTGTCTTTGGAGCCTACATATTCGTTTAGCAGGGTATACCAAGGTAAAGAAGAGCTTAAACCTCACACAGATAGACCATCATGTGAGATAAGCGTAACGGTTAATGTAGCCTGTACTATGAGCGAACCTTGGCCTATATGGGTTCAGTATAAAAACAACGATCCTGTAAAATGTATGCTAAACCCTGGTGACGCAATAATATATAAAGGTTGCGAAGTAACGCATTGGCGAAGATCGCTCGACGTAGGAGCGTTAAACCCGCAATTTATGCTTCATTATGTAGTAAAAGATGGCCCTAATGCGGCCTATAAATTTGATAAACGAGCAGCTTTAGGCTTGCCTTCGGTAAATTAAGAGAGTAAATCATGCCTATTGGAACTGGTAAAGTAGGGTTATTCGGGGGCGTAGCTATAGCAATAGAAGCTGGTAGCGAAACATTTAACGCTCCAGGCACATTTACCGTCCCCGCTGATTTGAAAGTGGTATCTCTATCTGGAAATGGGTCAACAGGAAACGCTGGCAACCCTGGAAATCCTGGTGGTGATGGAATTGGAGGAGGTGGAGGTAGCGGGGGCTATATACCTACTTTTTATGTTCCAAGTTCGAGCGGTGCTATATCCTGTGGCTCAGGGATTTTTGGTGTACAAAGATCAGGAGGAGGAAGCGGCTCAGGGCCTGATTCTTCTGGACTTCCAATATGTCCTTATCTCAATCCTCCAGGTGGACCTGGTAACCCAGGAAACCCTGGTGGCGTAACATCTGTATTTGGTTATAGTTGGACAGCAGGAGCAGCAGGTAACGGTGGCACAGGAGGAGTAGATGGAAGTTATGGTGTTACTGGCGCTTCTGGGACTACTTATGGTACTAATTGCTCTCCCTCCCCTAATGGCGCATTTGCTGTCGTGGCATATAATGGAGGAAGCGGCGGTTGTGGATTTACCTCAGGCGGTAACGGAGGCGGGGCAGCTTATAATGCTCTAACTTCTAATACCCCTAATTGCGAGACTATTTATTTTGTCCAAGGTTCTGGTCTTGGTGGACATGGAGGTGGAGGAGCAGGCACTCAAAACCCAGGCCCTAACGCCCCGTGTAATAATACTTCTTATTGTAATCCTGGTGGCATAACTTACGGACGATTTGGCCCTTGCCCTAGCCATGTTAATTATTGTAACGGTGCTGTAATAACTTGTGTACCTGGTGGATTTGAAGGAGGAGGTAGAGGAGGAAGAGGAGGAGCAAGTGGCCCAGCCCCAGGGCAAGGAAATCCATGCGATATGCGAGGCACTGAGTCTGGTCAAAACGCTCAGATAGCCAGAGCTGGCGCTGGTGGAGGCGGTGGTGGAGCAGGGTCATATCGAGAATGTGGTGCGGCCAATAATAGTCCATATGTAGGAGCAGGTGTAGCAGGAACAGGAGGAGGCGGTGGAGGCTCAGGCAGCGCAGGTAACCCAGGAAGCGGTGCTGGAAATCCAGGTAGTTCAGGTATACCTGCGACTTTTAATTGCGTTTCTGTTTCTGAAGGCTGCTACCCTGTTCAGGTAGGAGCAAGTGGACAAGTAATAATATCTTGGAATGCTCAATAATATGAAAGACGAAAATTTAAGTATAGAAGAGATAGAACAAGAGATACATCGAAAAGCCAAACTAAGGCATTTAAAGTCTTTATGTCAAGAAGATCATAGAGCGCAATCTATTACTGTTGGGACGGCAGGTGGTGGAACTACAGAGATAACTCTTCGTGGAATTGATGGTAGCTATTTATGGCTGGTTCAACAGCCAGTTGAAGTTATTGAGCTTATAAATCAGTTATCTGCAAATATTGGATGTCATATACATATTCAGCCAAGAAATGATTTTTCAAGCTGGAGACAGTGGAAAGAATTAACTGACCAAGATCGATTACATCTAAATGGGTTTCCTCCATTCCCAAATGATCTAGCTATATCAAGAAACGTAGGGAAAGGCTTATCAAGTCCAGAAGATAGATTAAAAGTTGAAGCGGCGCAAAATGCCGAGGAGAAAAAAAATGTGGCAACTAAAAAGACTGTCAACAAACGAGCCTCTAAACGAAGCAGGGCCGCTACCAGATAACTGGGGGCCAATATTGGGCCTTAAAAACATTAAAGATAAACTGAAAGACCTTTCTTGGCTGGGGGAAGATTACGCAGATCAAGGATGGGTAGAAGTTGAAGAAAAGCATTCGACACCTAAAGCTAGTCCTGCAATTTTAGCGTGGGAAAAGGCGAAAGAATTGCTTCGTCAATCTGATTGGGTTGTTTTAGGAGATGTTAAGATGACTTCTGCGGAGCGTCAAAAATGGATTGCTTATAGATTAAGTTTAAGAAATATAAGAAGTCAGCCAAATTTCCCTAATGATATAAAATGGCCTACAAAACCTGAGTGAAATATCGCATAAGATTTAACAAGTCTCGCGGTCAACCAGGGAGGGGAACTGAAGAACACGTTTGGCGAGTTCTGCAAGAAAACCATGAATGGCTTGCTAGACACGTTATTATTGAAGTTCCTTCTCGCAGCGAACAAGAAGGGCCTGATTGGAATATAGTGTGCGAAGGCACGATGTTGTTTTTTAATGACACAGATACAGTGGTAATCCAATGATTATATCTCATTCAAATAATTTTGTATTTACTAGAGCGCCAAAGATAGGAGGCGTGTCTTTAGCCATGTATCTATTGCAAGCAGGTTTAGTGAATGGTGAAAACGATGAATATGAGTTAGAAGGCGGGTTTAATACTTGGCAGGAATTTAAAGCATTTAGCGATTCTACTAATAATTTGGATTATGAAACTATTCCACGCAACCTTTATCACGCAGATAGCTTGGAAAAAGTAAATGTCACTTTTCAGTCTTTAGTAGACTCTGGAAAGGTTGCTCAAGATATGCCTTGCATTGGTGTGATAAGACATCCTTTTGATTGGTTATCCTCTCTTTTTTACTATGCAAATAAACGTAGAGAAATGATAGAGAAGCAAAATATAGAAAAATACGGCAAGCCAACAAAACGTGACGAATTAGCAAAAGAGGCTTGGGCTACTCCTGATTCTGCTCATCATTTTATTATTTCAAGAGGCGAAGAGCCGTTAATACAAAATATCCTTAAGCCACAAACAGATTATTACCCAGATCATGCTCAATTATTTAATTTTGAAAATCTACACGAACACGCTTGCCAATTTATTGCAGAAAAAGGCGGCATTGCTCCTGAAGAAAAAATAGAAATTAGAAAGAGCGATCATGACTCAAGTTGGTATATTGAGAATTTATCTAAAAAGTATAAAGACCGAGCTTTAAAAGTATATGAAAAAGACATGGTCGCTTGGGAAAAGGCATATGCAAAATTTAATTAATCCTGATATGTGGGTTTACTTAATTCACCTTGAGCACGATTACCTTTGGTAGAAACAACCGAAATAATGCAGGGTATGTATGAGCCTGATTGATTACGCTAAGACTGATCGGCAAAAGCAATGCTTAGAAGTGTGGGAAAAGCATAACCGCCAAACTTATAAAGCGGCAGCAGAGCTTGGTATAGCTCCTTCTACACTGCGAGATCAGATTGCAATAACTAAAAACCGTGCGGCTGCTGCGGGTTACTCAGATAACTGGGACGCACGAAGACACGTTCCAGAGGGCGAGATAGTCATCGGTCGCAGTGTATTAACCACAAACGACGATAACGAACGGGTATGGCTAAAGACCCGTAGGACAATGACCGAGGCAGAGCGAGATAAAGCCCTGCAAGGTTTTGTTGAGGGTTTAACTAAAGACCTGCCAAAAGCCAAGAAGCAAGCCAACCCTAAGTCTAAGAAGTTCGACCCTGATCTTTTACCGTGTACGGTAATCGGCGATGCGCACTTCGGTATGCGCAGCGATGCTCGTGAGACGAAGGAAAGAGACTACGACACCAAGATAGCTTCTGAGTCTATGCGAGACGCTATTGATTACTTGGTAGACCTAGCACCGCCTTCTGAAAATGCCTTGTTAGTAAACGTGGGCGATTTTATCCACGCTAACGGCTCAAGTGGTACGACCTTTGGTGGCACGAAACTAGACGTAGATACACGCATCGAGGTCGTCTTAGATACAGCGGCTCAGACGTTTGTTTACTCTATCTCCCGTATGCTAGAGAAGCACCAGAAAGTTACAGTGATTATGGCTCGTGGTAATCATGACACGGACACAGCTATCGCCTTGGCACTAATTTTAAAGTATTACTACTCCAAAGAGCCAAGGGTGACAATCCTCGACCCTCACGGGGCGTTTCACACTCTACAGTTTGGTCAGAACCTCATCGCGGTACATCACGGCGACCGTGTCAAAGCGCCTAAGTTAGCGTCTCTCCTGCCTAAGATGCTACCTGAGCAGTGGTCTAGTACAAACTACCGTAAGTGGCTAGTAGGACATATACACCACCAGACGCTGATTGAGACTGACAATGGGGTCTTCGTTGAGTCTTTTGCTACACTAGCACCACCAGACTCTTGGCATTCAGCATCAGGCTACGGAGCAGCCTCTGCGATGCATCAGATTGTCTTTCATAAGGAAGGCGGCGAAGCAATGCGACACATTTACCAAATCAGGGCTTCTCGTAAGTCGCCTGACCTGACGCTATAGGTATGAAGATGGAAGACCGATTACACCGGGTAGAAGCTAAAATTGACAAACTTCAGGAGGCAGTCATCTCTCTAGCTAGAGTAGAAGAGCAGCTAGTCACTGTGTTTAACCGTCAGTCTTCCATCGAGTCTAAGGTTAATGGCCTAGATGACAAGGTAGACCGTTTGTCTGAAAGCGTGATAAAAGGTAAGTCGGCAGAAAGAATTGTATGGATAGTTGTCGCTGCGGCTATTGGAGCTGCATTTAGA